GCCCTGGTGCTTTGCGTGGTGTCTACCTGGTTAAAGGTGAAACGCTCACCCATAAAGGCCAGCGGTATCTCTTTGCCGCTCACGCCGTTGCGCTGCTTTGCTATGATCAGCATGATATTACGCAGAGGGTTGTCCCTTATGTCCAGGCCTTGCTTATCCGGGTTGTACACAACACGCCCGGAGCTGTCTGTTTCATACTCTGCTAACAGAAATACGTTGTCTGCGTCCTGGCCTATGCTGTCGGACTCTGCCAGGCTCTCCAGGCTTGGCTTGCCTCTGCCTGTTACGCTGTCCCTGTTCAGCTGTGACAGGACTATCAGCGGCACCTTGTGTTCAAGGGCTATCCTCTTAAGGTTCCTGGTGATCAGTATGAGCTGCTCCCTTATGTCCTTATGGCTCCCGGAGATAGACAGCTGTGACAGCTGATCTATAACAACCAGGTCAGGCTTTTCTGCCTTTATGGCTCTCTCTATTCCGTCCAGGTCGTTAAGCCCCTCACAGAACTTAAGATACTGCTCCAGGTCGTCCAGGTATATGCTGGCTGCCTGTCTGTCTACTTTCTCACCAGGCTCACAGATCTGCGCATAAAGCAGGATCCTCTTGAGGTTCTCCGGTATAAGCATCTCCAGCGGTATGAATAAGACTTTGCGCCCCTGCTCTGCTACGTTCGTAGCTATCTGCAGGCCTAATGCTGTCTTACCTGTTCGCGGTCTTGCTCCTATGATCGTCAGCTGTCCTCTGTGTATGCCTCCTGTGAATTTGTCCAGGTACTTGAGGCCGTTGCCATAGCGTGGATTATCCTCATTCTCTGTTTCGTCCAGGTCTTTAAACAGGATCTCTTTGAGGTTCTCTGCTACAGGCTTATACTTCTCTCCTCTGATAACAGCGTCCAGGGTGTTTATCTTTTCCGTTATCTCCCTGGTATTGGTTCCTGGCCTCTCCAATCTCTCCACATAGTCCAGGCGCTGCACACTCAATGCCTGCGCCATAGCGTCCTGGTATGCTCCATAGGTGCCTGTGATCTCAAACAGCTCCTGTATGGAGCCTACGCCCTCCAGCTGCCTCTCTACTGCCAGCCTGGTAGGATCCTTGCCCTCTATGGCTCCCTTGTACAGCTTTTTAAAGGTGAATATACCCGGCTCCAGGTCGCTTATATCCTCCCTGTGCCTGCCCTGCGCCCAGGTGCCTAATATCGTTATCTGTGTCAATTCGTCTAATACCATAATGCCTCCTGTTCTCTTATGCAGAGGGTTTTAGGGTTCCCCTAATTGCGTATTGTGGACACAATTCCTCTGCTTGCTAAAACGTTGCAGCAGAGGTAGGTGTCAAAATGCTCTGCTTGTTATCTCCTGCGCGGTATGATTTCCTGCTCTTATTGTAAGGAAAGGGCGCCGCTGCGTCAGCAAGGCGGCGTCCCTTGTACTTAATCAATAGATTATTTAATTAGCTGAAAATCAAAAACGCTGTTTTCGTTGAAATTTTAAGGGGTTGCGGATTTTCTATTAAAATTTACAACCAATAAATTAAAATTTAGAACCAATAAATTAAAATTTAGAACCAATGAATTAAAATTTAGAACCAATAAATCACAGTGCCTGATCAGCAGCTTTGCGCTGCCATTCTATGACCAGCTTATCAGCCAGCTTGCTCTTGGTAGGTGCTATCACCTGTATGCTGCCGTTTTTCTTCTTCTTGGCTGGTTCTATCTTGGTAAAGTTGTACAGCCTGGTGGCGTCGCAGCGCTCCGGGTCAAGTATCAGATCAAAGGCGCTCTTTATCTTCTTAAGCTCTGCGTTATAGGTGGAGGCGTTGTTTTTCGTGGTTCCGTCCTCCAGGATCTCAATGGCAGGCCTTGCCTCTATCTCTGCCAGCTTTGCCTTAAATCGTGGGCAGTTGTCTATGATCGTCTTGTATGCTATGGTCGCCTTTTTCTGCTTTCCTGGCGCTCCTCCGGCTGTCAGCAGCACATTGGTGATATATACAGCTATCTCCAGCGTGATCTCATTGGCTGTATACGCCTTGCCCTTAAACAGGTTGTTTATCTCCAGGGGCGTAAAGTCGTCTTTTGCTGGCTTTCCGTTATTGCTGCGTGTTATTGCCATGTGTTCCTGGCGCTCAAAATAGGCCGCCTGGGTAGCCTGCCACAGCTGATACAGGTACGGCGTCTGTATGGTCATGGTGTCCGTGGCAGCGTCATATCCGACGTAGTTTAAAACGCTCCAGCGGCTGCCGTTGTCGGTAGTGCCTATATAGCCCTGCAGAGGTTCCAGCAGTTTCTCCAGGTACAGCACGCCTGCTGTTTTCCTGTCCAGGTTCAGCTGCTCGTCATACAGTGTGCGTGGGTCGTCGGTGAACTTCTCCAGGACTCCCTTAACATAGAACGTTATGCTGCCGCCTTTTACAAACTCCTCATAGATGTTGTCCACAGTATTCCTGTTTATGGCGCTCAACAGCGAAAACGCCTTTATAGATATGTCCTCCGGCTCCAGCGTTTCTATCTCTCCAGGCTCAAAATCAAACTTCTTGACCAGGCCTGTGCTTTCGTCTATGTAGCGCCTGTCCAGGGTTCCCATTTTGCTGATGCGTCCGGGGTTGAATGCGTTCCACAGGTTCTGATTTGAAAAGAATGTAAGGTTGCCGCCTTTGATCTCCATGATCGCGCCGCTCTCTTTTGCGCTTGCTTTCATGGCCTGCCTGGTGCGTCGTCCCTCCTGCTGCAATTTCTTGAGGTTGTCTGCTTTCCTCTTTGCAGCCCTGGCAGCTTTCATGGCTTTGTACAGGGTTCCGTCCTCCGGCAAGTTAAGCAGATCACGCGGCAGCAGCGTGTCCAGCAGCTCCTCCAGGGTTATGCCGTTGTATTCAGGCTTTTTTAGCTCCTCCTCAATGTAAGGCGCCAGCTCTGCCAATTCGTCAACGGCAGCTATAACAGGCCTGGCGGCCTCAAGCTGTTTGCGTGTGTCCTCTGACAGGAGGTTGTCTATTACGTTCCTAACGGCTCCGCGTTTCTTGTCTGTCATTTCCTGCACCATTTTTACAGCCTTTAGCACTCTCTCTGTGCTTGCGTTGTCTATCTCTGCTGCAGCCTCCTGGGCTTTGCCCTCCAGCTGCTCCTGTATCTCCTGTGTAAGCTCTACCTCTACCAGGTCGCCTGTTTCCGCGTCTATGGTCACTTGTTTAAATACAGAGTGTCCGTCCGGCGTGGTGTAGTCACGCAGATCTAATGGCTTGCGTTCGTCTTTCATGGTCTTACCTCTTGAGGCTGTTTCTGAAGTCTATGGCCTGCTGGTACTTGTCGGTGTTGTCCTCTCTGTGCTGGTCTATGACCATGTTAACAAAGTCCGTAAGGGTCAGGCCTGCAGCCCTTGCCATAGTAGTGATGTAAGTATAGTTTTCGGCACTAAAGGCCAGGTTGATGCGTGGCAGCTTGACGCCTTTGCGGCCTGCTGTCTTGCGCTGGTTCATGAGCGCTATAGCCTCAAGTTCGTCATAGGTCTTGCGATCCTTGCGCTTTTTCTGCTCCTCCTGGGTAGCCTCTGCTATGGCACTCTTAACAGCCTCTCCTGCTTTTATGCCTGTAAAATCCTTTGCCATGTCTTATACCTCCTGTGCCTCAAGTTTCTCATAAATGTCCATGTAGTCCTGTGCAGGGTTGCTCTTTGGTGCATACTCAAAGATTGACTCCTGCAGGGCAGCTGCCTCTCTCATGGCTATGCCTCTTCTGACAGCGCCCAGGAAAGGCAGCCCTAAATCTCCTGCTGTGTTTTCTATCAGCTCCTTGATCTGTCTGTTTATCAGCGGCCTCTTGTCGTACTGCGTTACCATTAAGCCTGCGATATGCAGCGCTGGGTTCGTTTCCTGGAATTGCGAAAATGTAAACGCCAGCTGGTTAAGGCTCTGCAGATTATATCCGTCTGTCATCATTGGTACTATGAGGCCATGAGCGGCCTGGAGCGCATTATATTGCAGCTCTCCTGCTGTTGCTGGTGTGTCTATCATGCAGAGGTCGTACTGATCACTGACAGGATCCAGCGCAGCTTTCAGCCTCCGGGCAGAGCCTGCAGCGCTCTTTTCCGTCTGCAGGTCGTCGCTGGCAGCTATGACGTCAATGCCCTGGGCTGTGTGCTGTATCACTTCTGCCGCTGGTGTGCCATGCAGCAGATAAAAGCTGCCCGGCTGTTTTGCATCAGCGCCCAGGCAGTATGTAAGGTTTGCCTGTGGGTCAAGGTCTACAGCCAGGACTCTCTTGCCCTTATAGGTTGCAGCCTGGGATAGTGCTGCCGCTGTCGTGGTCTTGCCTGTTCCTCCCTTTTGGGTCGCTATGGCGTAAATGATCATTGTAGCGCCCTCCTGCTATGCATTGCGGCTGCCTACTGCAAGGCCTGCATAATAGGCAGCTCCTATAGTCTTTATTATGGCGTCACTTTTGCCGCTCTCTGCCTCCAATGCTTTGAAGTTCTCATAGAGTGCAGCTGTTTCCGATAATGACAGGTCTAACGCCTTGCGGTTGCCTGCGATCTTGCTGCCCTGCTCTGATGCTTTGATAATATCTCTCATAATGTGGCCTCCTCTTAAGATACTCTGTGCTGTGGGTTGATTGTGTCCTTTGCTATTCTGATTGCCGCCGCCTGCTCTTGCGGATCCATTGCGACTATCTCCCTCATAAGTCGTTTTAACTTTGGCTGCCTCTGCAGTATTAACGCAATGGCTGCCGCCTGTGGGTCGTCCTTTAATAGTTCCTTGTATCTGCTCATATGGTTTGCTCCTCTCTTACCTCCTGTTAGCGTGTGCATGATGCACAAGAGAATTGATATATTTTCTAATTAAGCTATTCAATATTAGTTTAATTAGGCGTTAACTGTGTCCTGATCTCCAGGGCGCTGATTGCCGCGGCCTTATTTTGGCCTGTGAGCGGCTTTTAGGTGCCTGGAGGTATTGTTTATCATTTGCACTGCTATCTCATGGCAGAGGCCAATATTTGCCCTATTTGGTCTGCGCTCATGCTCTTGAGGAGTCCAATAAGCGCCTGCTGGGTGCTTTCCTGGTCTGTTATGCCGTGGTACCTGTCGTACAGCCTCTGTGCTATGTCTGCCTCTTGCTGTTCTGTGTCCGTGTGCAGATAGATCTCCGTAGTGGCAGGGCTGGCGTGCCTCATGTATTGCTGTGTCAGATAGAGGTTGCCTGTCAGCTCCTGGGCGTTAGTGCCGGCTGTGTGTCGTAAGCTGTGCGCCGTGATCCGTTCGCTGTCGTAGCCAGCTGCCTGCATGGCTCTCTTAAGCATCGTGCTTATGGTCGTGGTCGCCAGCCTCTTGCCGCCGCTCCTGTTCCCTGTAGCAACAAACAAAGGGCTGTTTGCGCTATAGCTGTCTGTCCTGCTGTCCAGGTAGTCCTTAATGGCTGCATACACCTGGGGCGCTATAGGCTTTTTTCTGTCAGCCTCTGTGTGTCCCTTGCCCCATACATAGATAGCAGCCTGTCCGTGTTTCAGCTCTACGTCCTTTATGTTTGCCCTGGACAGCTCCACAGTACGCAGCCCTGCATTGACAGCCAGGAGATACATAGCCAGGAGCCTCTTGCCCTGCTCTGTGCTGTTGTCTATGTTCTGCTCAATCGCTAATACATCTTGTGCAGAGAGTGCCTCTTTTTTATGTGCGTCCTGTCGTACTTTAGGTGCATGGACATTAGCAGCTATGTTTGGATAGTAGCCCTCTGCAGCTGTCCAGCTGAAAAACTGACGCACGCTCTGCAGATACTGCTTTACTGTGTTAGGCCTGCAGCTGACTCTTAACGGCCTGCCCTGCTTATCTGTTCTGTATGTCCAGCCCTCCGGGGCTGTCAGATCCAGCTGGATAGCGTCATGCTCCTGGGTGAGATAGTCCCTGTAGGCTATGACGTCTGCCCTGGTCGGTGTGCTGACTCCTGCATACTTAAGCCAGGCAGCAAACTGCCTCATATTCACCAGGTAGGTGCGTGTGGTCTTTTCGCCTCTGTCTATGTAACGCACAAACTCATAGATCAGCGCCTGTGATAGCGTCTGTGCTGGTGCGCTCTGTATCGTTGTCAGCTGTGTCATGGCCTTGCCTCCTGTCTGTCTGTGTTCTATTTCTTTTTCTATAATACAACAGATTGTTTAAGACTTCAATGATTTGTTGTTTTTGAAAAATCTCTTGTGCATCTGATGCAGAGGAACACTCCCGGCACTAAAAAATCAGTTAGCATTTAGGCGTGTTTGAGGCCGTATTTTTAACTGATTTTCTGCTTTTTGGGAAATACCGAATTTCAGTTAGCACAAATGCGCTGTTTTCAATGGTTTAGGGGCTGTTTTGGGTAGGCCTATGCTAAAGGGTTGTGTAGTGGTGGTTGCTGTAAGCAGACAGCACAAGCAACAGGAGGACTCATCAGCACACAGGTCTGTTGTTCCTGGTTGAGTCTGTATCTGTCCCTTATAGGCGTTGTGTGCGTGTTCTGATAGGAAATATCTGCATAAAGAAAAAACGGCTGTTAGGCCGTTTATTTGCTGTCTATGATGTCCTGGAGCTGCTGGAGTGCAATGTGGTGCAGCCTGTGAGTCTGCGTCAGGTTCTTGCCCAGGTATGCGGCTACTTTGTACCAGGTATTGCAATTAAGATAGCGCTGCCATAAGAGATCGGCGGCTGGCTCCTCCAGCTCGTTGATCAGATCAAACAGCTCCTGTCTGATCTCTATGGCGCTGCACTCTGCCTCTGCCCATTTCTCCCTGGCTGCCATTGCTCTCTCTACTTTGCGCTCTGTCGGTTTACTTATGCCTGTATGCTGGTAGTCTGTAAATGTGCTGCCGCCTACTGCGTCGTACTTTTCTACCAGCTCCTGGTAGTCCTCTTTGAGCCTGTCTGCCCTGGTCTGTGCTTGTTTGTATCTCTCCAAATAGTCCCTTGCGGTCATTATTCTCGTTGCCTGCGTATTTATGCTGCATGGTCTGCCAATTACCTCATTGTATCAGTTATGCCCCTTAAAAGGGAAATTTAGGGCGCCTGTTCCACCGCAGAACAACCGCGCAGGGGAAATGCAGAGGCCTCCTGTCGGTGGGTTCACCAGCGGTTTAGGGGAAATATTCGCGCTTTTTTCTCGTGCTACGCCTTTGCTAGGGGGAAAACAGGCGCTGCTGTTCTCTATACTTCACCTATACTGCAGGGGAATTAGCGCCAATCATACTCTATGTGTACTATCTCCCTGGCACCTAACGGATAGCCTAACAGCTCCGCACAACGATATATAAAGGCTGCCTTGCGCATCGTGGTTGACTTGCCCCTGTATCCAGGAGGAAAGGCGGTTTCATGCACAATGTTCTCAAATACCATGTCGCGGTACTCTGCTGGCTGTTCCCTTACGGCTTGCAGCACTTTGTCCACGACGTCCGGCGCAGGCGCGTACTGCGGTATGCTGTCATAGTATCCGTCCAGGTATTTGCCTGCGCTCCGTATGTCCCATATGACGCGCCAGTATATACTGTCACGCAGCCTGTATGGGTTGTTCTTTGTTGGCTGGTATAGCTTTGACATGGCTACTTTGCTTTGCTCTCCTCCAGGAGGTCGTTGTACAGTTTAGGGTCTGCGTTGTACAGCTCCTGCAGCTCTGATAGTTTCATCTGCTTAAACTCCTCTGCAGTTGTCTTTGTGTAGTCCTTTGGCTGCGGATCCAGCAGGCTCATGTATGCAGGCTTGTCATGTATAAGCCGCTCAATGCGCTCCGGGGCTATCTTATACAGCCTGTTCTGCTCCTCCAGCGTCAGCGCATTAAACGCCTCTTTAGTCAGGCCTACCAGGCTAACAGATCCGTCCTCTTTCAGCTGTGGCGCTGGTGCGGTTGCTGTCGTTTCCGGCAGGCTGCTGTCCTCTACGGCGTCCCTCAAGTCCTCCGGCAGCATAGCGTTAAGCGCTGCGTCCTTTTTAGCGTCCTCTATAGCAGTGTCCTCTCTCTCAAGATCTGCAAACTCCTCCATAGTCAGCACGCCCTGTGCGTACAGCCCTGCTCTGTATTTGATCCTTGCTTTTCTCTGTGCGTCTGTCATGTGTTATCCCTCCATTGATGCAGAGGCCTTTGCCTGGTCAGCGGCCTCCTGCGCTTTCTTATTCCAATACCTATCCTGTGCAGCTTTCACCTTGTCGCGGTTCTTGCGGTTCCATTCCCTCTTATAGGCTCTGCGTGCCTCTTTAGCCGCGTCCGTCATGCTATCACCTCCTGTTACTCTTAAGCCGTTCATAACGTCAGATACGACGTCGTAGGCGCTTTGTGGTTTTGTCTTGTGCATTGTACCTCCTGTACTTCTCCAACACCTTATGCACAGCAATTCTCTTGTGTAAATTATACCATAGAATAAGAAAGACAACAATGATGCAGAGGGCGCTCAAGCGTCCAAAATCCAGGTCATGAGTTCAGGTTTTTTCAAGAGGTATAAACGCCTCATGCGTTGTAATTTCCAGGTTCTTATAACTTGAGCCTGCTGCAGCTAAAAAGAGGCCAGCACGATGCCAGCCTCCTCTGTGTCAGTATTCAACGCCTCTGCATCGCCCTGGTGCTTTGCGTGGTGTCTACCTGGTTAAAGGTGAAACGCTCACCCATAAAGGCCAGCGGTATCTCTTTGCCGCTCACGCCGTTGCGCTGCTTTGCTATGAT